ATTTATTTGCAAGCTAGGGAATAAACTATTATAAATAGATACAAAGGATAATAACCTTTAATTACAATTATAATTTGGAGAACAAAAATGGCAATAACATTTACAAAAAACGAAACTTTCGATGGTACTCGAGCGCATACGATACCAGATCCGGATAACGAAGGTGAAACTATCACCGAAACTACGTCAGGCATCAGAGATATTGAAGTCACATTTACAGAAGACGCTACTGATCCAGTAACTACTCATACAAGAATGGTTAATGTATGTTTTGAAGCTGATGGCACTACTTACGATTCTGCTGCTACTGACACTAGAATTGCTGAAGTTGGCGCTGGTGTTGCACACAAAATCGCAGTTGGCGTAATATCTTAATCGAAGGATTTAAAAATGGCTAAACCTAATTCAAGACAAACATTAATAGACTATTGCTTGCGAGCACTTGGTGCACCCGTTGTTGAAATTAATGTAGACGACGATCAGGTTGAAGATAGAGTCGATGAGGCTTTACAGTTTTATCAGCATTATCATGCCGATTCTATAGAGAAAGTATTTTTAAAACATAAAGTAACCAATTCTGAGTTAACTCTAGGTTCATCAACGGTTTTTACTATTGGAGAAACTATAACTGGTGGGACTTCAGGAGCTACTGCAAAGGTTGTATCTTCATCCGGAATAAAGCTAGGCTATAATAAGACACTGGTTTTTGATAAAGTTTTTGTTGCTAATGAAACTATCACTGGAGGAACATCTAGTGCAACGGCGACGGTGAGTGCTATTGCTAAGGGTGACATCGAAAACGGATATTTGACTATACCTGATTTAGTTACTGATGTTGTTCAGATTTTCCCTTTAAGGGAAGGTACAGGAACAGGAATGTTTGATGTACAATATCAAATGCATTTAAATGATATGTATTCTCTTGGTTATATGGGATCTCTTGTTGAGTACGAAATGGCACAACAATGGTTATCTATGTTAGACCTATTAGTGACTTCAGACGATAAACATATAAGTTTTGATCGTCATAAAAATCAATTGCGCATAGATATGGATTGGAATAAAGAGGTTATTGTTGGTGGGTATATTGTCGTAGAGTGCTACAGAATAATAGATCCAAATACGTTTACTGACGTCTATAATGACTACTTCTTAAAACGATATCTTACTGCATTAATAAAAATGCAATGGGGAGTTAATCTTTCAAAGTTTGAAGGAATGGTAATGCCCGGTGGAGTGACTTTTAATGGAAGACAAATCTTAGAAGACGCTAAAGAAGAAATCGAAAAATTAAATGAAGAAGTCAGATTAAACTGGGAACAACCAGTCGACTTCTATACGGGGTAAAATATGCCACGAAGTGTATATTTCTCTCAGGCTGTAAAGTCCGAACAAAACTTATATGAAGATTTGATTATTGAATCTCTTAAAATTTTTGGCCAAGATGTATATTACATCCCTAGGACTTTAGTATCCAGAGATAACATATTAGGTGAAGACCGAGCATCTAAATTTGATGATGCATATCTTATTGAAGCTTATGTTGAAAACACTGACGGATTTGAAGGTTCTGGAGATCTGTATCAGAAATTCGGTTTAGAGATTAGGGATGAAGCTACGTTTATTATTTCTAGACGACAATGGCAAAATCTTGTAGGGGTATGGAATAACACTGTTGAAGCACAAAAACCTCAAGAAGGTGATTTGATATTTTTACCGATGTCTAATTCATTCTTTGAGATATCGTTTGTTGAAGCAGAACAACCATTTTATCAATTATCTAATCTCCCTGTATACAAAATGCAGTGTAGCTTGTTCGAATATAATGAAGAAGACTTTGAGACTGGTATTGATGCTATTGATTCTACTCAGACTCAAAATTCATATCAAGTTGGTATGAAGCTTACTGTGGTCGGAGGTAATCACTTTACTCTTGGTGAGACTGTGACGCAAATAATTACAACAAGTCCGGCATTAAGTATTACTGGTGAAATTCAGACTCTTACTAAGACTTCTGATGTTTTAGCTACAATTTCTGTATCTAACATTGGGGTCACAGGAAGTACTGAAGCTAAGGACTTTGTCATATCTCCAACGTTAGGATTGGTTGGATCAGAGTCTGGAGTTACTTGTCATATTAATGATGTATATAACGTTGCTGATAGTGAATCATTCGCGAGTGATGACCAATCTCAAAACTACGGGTTTGAGATCGAGGCTGACGGATTCTTAGACTTTACTGAAACTAATCCATTCGGCGATGCATCGGAGACTTATTAATGTTTGGAAATCACTTTTATCACGCAACTACACGGAAAGCTGTAGCTTTATTTGGAACCATATTTAATAATATAAACGTTATTAGGCAGGATGGATCTGGCAATGTGCTTAACCAAATTAAAGTTCCACTTGCATATGGCCCTAAGCAAAAGTTTTTATCGCGGTTAGATTCTGTTACTGGACAGGATGCATCTATGGCAATTAAACTTCCAAGGATGGGTTTTGAAATAACGTCTATGGATATAGACTCTACTCAGAAACTAGCGAAGCGAAATCAAATAGTAGAAAATCATGCCACGGATTCTACTAAGAAGAAAACAATTAAACAGGCTGTCGCGTATAACATTAATATGTCGTTATATGCCATGGCAAAAAATCAAGACGATGGACTGCAAATAATGGAACAAATACTTCCATACTTTCAGCCAGAATATACTGTAACGATAACTCCAGTTACAGGATTTACGTATAAACAAGACGTTCCAATTATATTAAACGCTGTAACTATACAGGATGATTACGAAGGCGATTATCAAACGCGAAGAGCTTTGATATATCAGTTTGATTTTGTAATGAAAATGAAATACTTCGGGCCGACAAGCGATCAAGGTGTTATTAGAGAAATTAACCTTGACTTTAATGCTGATATGGGCGGTGCAAACGTGTTAGAGAATATGGACTTTACGATAACTCCGGCTAGCGCTGATGAGGATGATAACTATACTGTTAACGTAAGTATAACATAGGTACATTATGGATAAATTAGAAAAGATACAGGCTAACCTGAATAAGAACTTGCCTGAAAAAAAAGTCGAAAAAACTGAGATAACTAAAGCGCAAGCTGATGTTAAAAGTGATTATGAATTCTCAAGGAAAACGTATAAAGATCTCATCGAAACTGGTGTGAGGTCTCTTGATACGCTTGCGGAATTGGCAAGGGAATCTGAACATCCTAGAGCATTTGAAGTTTTATCTAAAGCGATAAAAGATATTGGTGATGTTACCGACAAATTGATGGATCTGCAAAAAAGTAATAGAGATTTGACCGATGGAAGCAAGGCCAAAAGAGAAGTTACTAATAACAATCTATTTGTGGGTAGTACAACTGATCTCCAAAGATTATTTATGAAACATGATAAAGAAAATAAGGATAGAATAATAGATGCCACGCCTAAAGAATGAGCATACAGGCTATCTAGGAAATCCGAATGTAAAAAAGGATGGCGTAGAAAGCGAATTTACTGAAAAAGAGATTAAAGAATATAGAGAATGTATGATGGATCCATCATATTTTGCTATTAATTATTTAAAGGTTATTTCTTTGGATGAAGGATTGGTGCCTTTTGATCTATATCCGTATCAGAAAAATATGTTTAATCATTTTAACGATAATAGGTTTTCTGTAATTTTAGCGTGTAGACAATCTGGTAAATCTATTTCTGCTGTGGCATATTTACTTTGGTACGCATGCTTTCATCCAGAAAAAACAATTGCGATATTGGCAAACAAGGGAGCGACAGCAAGAGAGATGTTAGCGCGTATGACGTTAATGTTAGAAAACTTACCATTTTTCTTGCAACCAGGATGTAAGGCTTTAAATAAAGGATCGGTTGAATTTAGTAATAACTCAAAGATTATTGCATCTGCAACTTCAGGAAGTTCTATTCGTGGTCTATCTATTAACTTATTGTTCTTAGATGAGTTTGCTTTTGTTGAAAATGATGCACAGTTTTATACTTCTACATATCCGGTTGTTTCTTCTGGTAAAGATACAAAGGTTATTATTACTTCTACAGCAAATGGTATTGGTAATGTGTTCCACAGAATTTGGGAAGGTGCTACTACATATACGAATGAATATAAAGCTTTCAGAGTTGATTGGTGGGATGTTCCAGGAAGAGATGACGCTTGGAAGAACGAAACAATATCCAACACATCTGAGTTACAGTTTGATCAGGAATTTGGCAATAACTTCCATGGACGTGGCAACACGTTAATAGATGCTGGGGATTTGTTGGCACAGAAATCGCAAAGAGCGATGTCGTTTAGTGCTAATTTATTCATGTATGAACAAGTAGTAGAAGGACATCAGTATGTAATGACAGTTGACGTATCTAAGGGCCGAGGCCAGGATTATAGCACGTTTACTATTATTGATACTGCAGTAAATCCGTTTAAGCAAGTATGCGTATTCAGAGATAACAATATATCTCCAATGCTGTTGCCTGACATGTGTTACAAATATGCTAGGATATATAATGATGCATATATCATTGTAGAATCTAACGATCAGGGTGCTGTAGTTTGTAACGGATTGTATTACGACTTAGAATACGAAAATATGTTTGTTGAATCACAGATTAAAGCAAATGCGATTGGTGCAACAATGACCAGACGTGTTAAAAGAATCGGTTGCTCAACACTAAAAGATTTAATTGGCCAGAAGAAATTGCACATAGTCGACGCGGAAACGATATCGGAGATGTGTACCTTTGTGGCTAGAGGAAGTTCGTTTGAAGCTCAACCACCAAATCATGATGATTTAGTTATGAATCTTGTGTTGTTTGGTTGGTTTACTACAACTGATATATTCCAGGGAATAACGAATATCGACATGAAAAACATGTTATATCGGGAACAATTAAAAGCAATACAAGATGATTTATTGCCATTTGGCATTATTGATGATGGACATAATAGTGTTGTAGACGGAAAAGGGGACGGAGAAGGTAATGTATGGTTCGAAGTGGATCACATATAAACCTTTAAATCGTAATTTATATAAATAAATATGATTGAATATAACCGTATTATGAAAACTTATTAATAAACTCACATTGAGAGGACAAAAAAATGGCATTTCAAGTATCACCAGGAGTCCAGGTCAACGAAATTGACGCATCGGGCGTAGTACCTGCCGTATCAACCAGTATTGGTGGATTCGTAGGGTCTTTTAACTGGGGTCCGGTAGACGAAGTTCGAACGGTTGGTTCAGAAACAGAATTAGCTAGTATCTTCGGAACACCAGATTCCAATACTTATAAGTACTTTTTAACAGCAGCATCATTTTTAAAATATGGTAATGCCCTTAAAGTAGTACGAGCAGCTTCAGGTCACTTAAACGCGACTGACGGAACTGCTAAACTAGTCAAGAATGATGGACATTATGATTCATTATCTCATGACGGAACATTTATTGCAAAACACCCAGGTATACTAGGTAATGCAATTGATGTACAAATATGTCCAGCTAATGCAACAGCTTGGGCCGCGTTCACACACGCTGGTTCATTTGATGCAGCTCCAGGAACTTCGACTTCTGCAGCAGTTGGTGGACACACAAACGACGAATTACATATCGCTATCATCGATAGAACTGGAGCATGGACTGGCACTGCCGGAACTGTTCTAGAGACATTCCAATTCGTTTCACAGGCATCTGACGGTAAGAAAGCTGATGGAACTTCAAACTACTATAAAGACGCAATTAATACTGCTTCTAGGTATGTTTATTGGACTGGACACCAAAGCGCATTGACTGACGCTGGCGAATCATTCGCTGGTCAAGCAAGTGCTACAGCTTACGTAACTGGAACTTCGGTTCTTACTTCTGTTATGTCTAGTGGTGTTGATGATAACGCTCCTACTGCAGGCGAAATTAGTTTAGCAATTGATTTGCTAGCTGATGCCGAGACAGTAGACGTTAACTTACTATTTGCATACCCTGATGCCAACGGCACTCAGACTATTGCAGACAAACTAATCACAGTGTGTAATGCAAGAAAAGATTGTATGGCATTTGTGTCACCTCCAATTGAAGATTCTGTTGGAATTTCTACTCCTGCCGCTACGGTAAAAGCTTGGGTCGACGGATTAGCTTCGACTTCATACGCTTCTGCTGATTCTGGTGCTGTATACGTATACGATAAGTATAATGATGCATACCGATGGTTAGGAGCTTCTGGTCTTTGTGCTGGTCTTTGCGCCATTACAGATAACGTTGCTGATGCATGGTTCTCACCTGCAGGGACAACTAGGGGACAACTATTTGGTGTAGCTAAACTAGCATATAATCCTAAGAAAGCTGATAGAGACATGCTTTATAAAGCAAGAGTTAATCCTCTCGTTTCTTTTCCTGGACAAGGTACTATGTTATTCGGTGATAAAACATTACTAAGTAAGCCAAGTGCATTCGATAGAATTAATGTAAGAAGATTGTTCATTGTATTAGAAAAGGCTATTAGCGTTGCTGCTAAGGGTCAATTGTTCGAATTCAATGATGAGTTCACGAGAGCTCAATTTAGAAATCTACTTGAACCATTCTTAAGAGATGTTAAAGGAAGACGTGGTGTTACAGACTTTAGAGTCGTATGTGATACTACAAACAACACGGGTCAAGTAATTGATGCTAATAGATTTGTTGCTGATATCTTTATCAAGCCTTCAAGGTCTATTAACTTCATCTCACTTAACTTTATTGCAACAAGAACCGGAGTCGATTTCTCAGAAATCGCCGGTAGTTAATTAGGAGAAGAAAATGGCAATTTTAGGCGTAGACGATTTTAAATCCAAGCTAGTTGGAGGTGGTGCACGTTCTAACATGTTCAAAGTAACATGTAACTTCCCTGCTTATGCTCAAGGCGATGTTGAACTATCTTCTTTCATGATTAAGGGTGCTCAGTTTCCTTCATCAGTTGTAGCTCCTGTACCTGTATTATTCAGAGGCAGACAACTACAATTAGCTGGTGACAGAACTTTTGAGCCGGTTTCATTAACAATTATTAATGACACTGGTTTCGAAGTAAGAAACGCATTCGAAAGATGGATGAATGGTATCAGCGAGCACAACAACAATACAGGTCAAAGTAATCCTACGGATTATATGGCTGACATTATTGTTGAGCAGTTAAACAAGCAAGGTGACGTAACCAAGACTTACGACATGAGAGGATGTTTCCCAACTAATCTTTCTACAATCGAACTTTCATATGATAATGAAAACCAGATTGAAGAATTTACAGTTGAGTTACAGGTTCAATATTGGGAGTCTGGAACTACTACTTAAAAGTAGTATAAATAATATTAGACGAGGGGAGATAACTCCCCTCTGACAATATTGAGGTAAAAAAAATGGCAGAACTTTTTGGTTTTGAGATCAATAGAAAGGATAAAAGGCTCCCAGAGCTTCCTTCATTTGTTCCAAACACAGACGATGATGGCGTAGGCGTTATAAACAGTGGTGGTCATTTTGGCCAGTACGTAGATATCGACGGCGACAATCAGAAAAATGAAGAAGAACTTATATTAAAATATAGGGATATAGCTTCACACCCAGAATGCGATGCAGCCGTAGAAGACATTATTAATGAAGCGATTGTAGGTGATAACAGATCAGCACCTATTGAAATTATTATGGACGAAATGGAAGCATCTGATAAAGTGAAAAAGGTTATTAAAGAAGAGTTTGAGAATATTATCTCGCTTTTACATTTTAATAGTTATTCGCACGACATATTTAGAAAATGGTATGTAGATGGCAGATTGCCGTATCATATTATTATAGACAACAAAAACCCTAAAAAGGGTATTCAAGAATTACGATATATTGACCCGATCAAGCTGAGAAAAATAAAAGAGATCACAGAAGAAAAAGATCCAAGAACCGGGGCTAATATAATTAAGAAGTCTGAAGAGTACTTCTTATTTCAAGATACTAGTATGAGAGGAGCGGATACAGGATTACGAATACATCCTGATTCTATAGCATATTGCACATCGGGTATGTTAGACCCAAGCCGCAAAAGAATACTATCATTCTTGCACAAAGCGATTAAGCCTGTTAATCAATTAAGAATGATGGAAGATTCGTTGGTTATTTACAGAATTAGTAGAGCACCAGAAAGACGAATATTTTATATTGACGTTGGTAACTTACCTAAGGGTAAAGCCGAAGAGTATTTAAAGAACATTATGGGCCAATATAGAAATAAATTGGTTTATGATGCTAGTAGTGGAGAGATTAAAGATGATCGTAAGCATATGTCAATGCTTGAAGATTTCTTCTTGCCACGAAGAGAGGGCGGTAGAGGTACTGAAATCTCAACATTACCTGGCGGAGAAAATCTCGGTCAGATAGATGATATTATATACTTTCAAAAGAAGTTATATAAGTCACTGAACGTTCCGGCTAATCGTTTGGAACAAGAGTCAGGGTTTAACTTAGGTAGATCTACGGAGATCTCTAGAGATGAAGTTAAATTTAAGAAGTTTTTAGATAGATTAAGAAAAAGATTTAGCGATCTATTCTTGCAACTATTAAAAACACAGTTAATGCTAAAAGGCATTTTAACTAAGGAAGATTGGGCTAAGTGGAAAGAAGATATTTACTTCGACTTTATTGAAGACAATTACTTTAGTGAATTGAAAGAGGCTGAGATAACAAGAGAGAGATTCGAAATGTTAGCTCAAATGGATGAATATGTCGGTAAGTATGTTTCTACTGAGTGGGTTAAGAAAAATATACTAAGACAATCTGATGACGTGATCGCTGAAATGCAAAAACAGATAAAAGCTGAAAAGGCTTCTGGCGAAATCGAAGATGACGACGACCTTGACATCTAAAATATTATAAATATATACAAAGGATAAATAAATGAGTATTGAAAATTTAATAGATAATGTAAAAAATGGCGATAACAATAACGCTGGTAAACAGTTTAATAACGTTATGGCAGACAAATTATCTGCTGCTCTTGATGCAAAGAAGATCGAATTAGCTTCTTCGCTACAAGACAGACAGGCCTCTAAAATAGAGGACTAACAACGGAAATAAGTAAATGAAACTTATAGCAGAATATAACGACAGTAACCTAGAGGTTATTGAAGAAAAAGTTAACGGTAAGAAAACACTATGCATTGAAGGTGTTTTTATGCAGGCCGATGCGAAGAATCGTAACGGTAGAGTATATGAAAAAGCTATACTTGAAAATGCAGTTAACAAATATGTAAAAGATCAGGTAAGTCAAGGTAGAGCTGTTGGGGAATTAAATCACCCTGATGGACCTACGATTAACTTAGATAAAGTTTCACATAAGATTACAGAACTCAAATTTGACGGAAGTAATGTTATAGGAAAAGCATCGATCCTTAATACCCCAATGGGCAATATCGTAACTGGTTTGTTAGAAGGTGGAGTTAAGCTTGGTGTATCAAGTCGTGGTATGGGAAGTCTTGTGCAAAAAAACGGCGCTATGTACGTGAAGGATGACTTTATGTTGTCCACTGTAGATATCGTTCAGGACCCTTCAGCTCCAGAGGCATTTGTCAATGGAATTATGGAAGGTGTTGAATGGATATGGGAAAATGGCGTTCTTTGTCCACAAGAAATTGAGAAAATTGAGACTGAAATAAAAGGAGCTCGAGGTATGCGTTCATCGGATATTGAGATTAAAGCTTTTAAGAATTTCCTCTCTAAACTTGTAAATTCTTAATAGGAGAATAAATATGTCGAATGACAAAATGAAAAATGATTTAGTCGAAGACGTATCAGAAGTTGAAGAGCTTACTAACGAGGAGCTCGTTGAAGACGAACAAGTTCAAGACGAAGAAATCGTAGAAGCTCAGGTCAAAAGAAAAGCTGAAGAAAAGGATGAAGACGAAGAGGAAGTTAAGGAGTCTGAAGAAGACGACGAAGACGAAGAAGAAGTTAAGGAGTCTGAAGATGATGAAGACGACGAAGACAAAAAACCTGTAGTCGAAATGCCTAAAACTAAAGCTGCTTTAATGGCATCAGTAAATGATATGTTGAAGAAATCAAATAAACTAGACGCACAAAAGATTTATGCTAGTGTTATGAAAACCGTGGAAAGTGATCATGGTGATGACGAAGAAGAAGAGAAGCCAGTTAAGGAAGACGTAAATGTTGACCATATTGACTACTCTGAAGATTTAGAATCATTAGTGGCTGAAGAAGCTACACTATCCGATGGTTTCCAAGCAAAAGCTGGAATCATCTTTGAAGCTGCTTTAAAAACTAAAGTAGGTGCAGAGATTGACAGATTAGAATCTGAGTACGTCGCAAACCTTGAAGAAGAAGTAACTGAAATCAAGTCAGAACTAGTAGAAAAGGTAGATTCTTACCTTAACTATGTGGTTTCTAACTGGATGTCGGATAACGAAGTTGCAGTAACTACAGGTCTTAGGACTGAAATTGCTGAGGACTTTATGTCTTCTTTACAATCAGTGTTCAAAGAACATTATATTGAGGTTCCAGAAGGTAAGGTAGACATGGTCGACGAACTCGCCGAACAAGTCGCTGAACTGGAAGAATCTTTAAATAAATCAACAGAAGAGAATATCAAGCTGACTGAGTCTGTTTCCGGATTGGAAAGAGCTGAGATAGTAAGAAAGGCTTCTTCTGGGCTAGCATTAACTGAAGCTGAAAAGCTTGCATCTTTGGTAGAAGATATTGATTTTGATGATGCAGATACTTTCGAAATGAAAGTAACTGTAATCAAAGAATCATACTTCAGATCTGAAGCTCAAGAATCAGAAGATGACGCTCAAAAATTGGTTGGTACTGACTCGGTAAATGCCGATATCAGTGATGTTATGGCTAGATACACATCTGCTATTTCAAAATTTAATAAATAGTCTAATAGGGGAAACTAAAAATGTTTAACGCAGACAAAAACTTAATGGAAAAGTGGGCTCCGGTTCTCGAGCACGCCGATGTTCCATCAATTCAAGACAATCATAAAGCAGCAGTGACTGCTAGATTGTTAGAGAACCAAGAAATTTCAGCTCGTGAAGATGCTCTTTCAGTTCAAGGAAACTTCCTTGGTGAAGCAGCAGCCGCTAACGCAGTTGGAGCTGGTATGGGTACTACAGCCGGTAACATCAAAGGATTCGATCCAGTATTGATCTCTCTCGTAAGAAGAGCAATGCCAAATCTTATCGCTTATGATATCGCTGGTGTACAACCAATGACTGGACCTACTGGTCTTATCTTTGCTATGAAGTCAAGATATAGCACACAGGGTGGTACTGAAGCACTACATGACGAAGCTAACGCATCGTTCTCTGGTGACAGTTCTGTTACTCAAGAAGCTGGACCTTCTGGTCTTGAAGCCGCTGTTGATGATGGAGATAATTCATTAGCAACTGGTGAAACTTCTGGTGAGATCGTTTCTGATGTCGCTGGTGGTCTTACAACTACTCAATCTGAAAGATTAGGTGTTGGCGAATCTGGTGACGGTTCTTTCGGTGAGATGGCATTCTCAATCGACAAAGCTACTGTTACTGCTAAGTCAAGAGCTCTTAAAGCTGAGTACACAATGGAACTTGCACAAGATCTTAAAGCTGTGCACGGTCTAGATGCTGAAGGCGAACTAGCTAACATCCTTTCTTCTGAAATCCTTGCGGAAATCAACAGAGAGATCGTTAGAACTGTAAACCGTAAAGCTACTCTAGGTGCTTTGCAATCAAGTGTTGCTGTTAAAGGTATCTTTAACTTGCATACTGATTCAGATGGCCGTTGGTTAGCTGAAAAAGCAAAAGGTTTGATTGTTCAAATCGAAAGAGAAGCAAACGTAATTGCTAAAGCTACAAGAAGAGGAAAAGGTAACTATGTAATCTGTTCTTCTGATGTTGCTTCAATTTTAGCTGCTTCTGGAATGCTTGACTACAGTCCTGCACTTGCTACTAACTTGAATGTTGATGATACTGGTAATACTTTTGCTGGTGTTCTTAATGGTAAGTTCAAAGTATATGTAGATCCATATGCTGCTGGTACTAATCCTGACTACGTATGTGTCGGTTATAGAGGTAATACTCCATACGACGCAGGTCTATTCTATTGCCCATACGTTCCTTTAACTATGGTTAAAGCGATCGGCGAGAATGACTTCCAACCAAGAATCGGTTTCAAAACTAGATATGGTATGGTTGCTAACCCATTCGTAGCAACAGATGGTACAACTGGTACTGATAGAGCTAATCCTTACTTTAGAATCTTTAGAGTTGATGGAATTATGCAAAACAGCTAATCTTTAATTAGGTTACAGTTTAAAGGGATCCTTCGGGATCCCTTTTTTTATGCGTATAAATAGATATGTAACATGATGTTACACGACACACACACGGAGGTAATATGTCAAACGGAAAATCAGGCTTTGAAATCAGAGCTGACTTACTAAACCAGGCTCAGGGTCTATTAGAGCAAAATATTAACAGGGAAGTTGACGCGGTGTATATGCACAACGATAATAATCCTAATAATAAAAGGGATTATCCTTTAAAGTTGATATCTGCAGAGGAAGTAATATCTGTAGCTAAACAGCTTAACGAGTTTGTTAACGATAAATAATTAACACTCAGCATTTAGATTGGTATAAATAGATATATGACTACTACAAATAAGAACTTTTTGAGCCCTACGGGGTTTCAATTTAAAATCGATTCTACTCAATATTCTAACGTTGAATATTTCTGTACATCGGTAACTATGCCCGACTTGTCTTTAGGAGAAGTTCCATCACCTTATAAAGGATCAAACCTTGCATTTACAGGTGACAGAATTAATTTTGGCGATTTAGCTATTAGGTTTAACGTTACTGAGAATATGGAAAATTATATTGAGATGTTTAACTGGATGCATAATATAATACAACATGGGGAGAAGTTTAAATCAGACGCAACCCTTTCTATATTAAGCAGTCATAACAATGTCACTAAGGAAATAACATTTACTGATTGTTTCCCTACCAATCTATCCGCTGTTGAATTCTCAACACAACAAACTGATGTTGAATATTTACAAGCTGACGTAACACTGAAATACACTTATTTCGAAATCAAATAAGTCATATAAATAAATATATATTAGAATGTGTAGTAGAATGCATATTCTAATATACATTACAATATACATTACAATATATATTACAATATACATTACTGGATACATTATGAATAACCTAGAAACAATACTTGAGATGTGGAAAAAAGATTCTATTATTGACGAACTTCAATTAGACCAATCCGCCAGAGACTCAGCAAAACTTCATTCGAAGTACTTAGAACTATACTCCGTAAACAAACTTAGATTTAAAAGATTAGATCTTGAATTTAAGGTATTACTACGTGATAAATTTATGCACTATAACGGTAAGTTGAGCCAAGACGAAATGGACAAAAGGGGATGGGGATATGATCCTCTCAACGGTTTAACTGTGCTAAAAGGCGATATGGATAAATGGTATGACGCAGATCCATTGATACAAGAGCACCAAGCAAAGATGCATTACACGCAAGAGTTGGTTGATACGTTAAAAGAAATACTAGATAACGTTAAGTGGAGACACCAAACAATTAAAAATATTATTGAATGGAACAAATTTACAAGCGGAATGTAATGGAAAAATTAATCGTTAAGAAAAAGAACGAAGTATTTTTAAGTGTGGTAACTGAACCCGGGATAGAGATGGAGTTGTCAGAACACTTTTGCTTCTACGTTCCTGGTTATAAGTTTATGCCTTCATATAAGAATAGAATGTGGGATGGCAAGATACGACTGTACGATCTTAGAAAAAAGGTTATATACGGTGGATTGTTTAAGTATCTGAAGGAATTTGCTGATGCTAGATCCTATGAACTCATAGTTGAAGACAATTCTATGTTTGGTAGACCTGATAGCGAAGAGGTGCACGATTTAGAAAGCTTTATGAAGGAAATCGAGCTTTCTGTTAACGGAGATGATATAACACCTAGGAACTACCAATTAGATGCGCTCTGGCATGCGTTAACATTAAAGCGATCTTTATTGCTTAGTCCTACAGCATCTGGTAAGAGTTTAATCATTTATTTAGCCGTGAGATACTATCTGGACATGTATGATGGCAATGTGCTACTCATTGTGCCTACCACATCGCTCGTAGAGCAAATGTATTCAGACTTTGATGACTATTCTAGTAAAGATACGTGGAATGCCGCGGAAAACTGCCATAAAATATACTCTGGTAAAGAAAAGTATAATATCAAACAGCGAATTATTATCACCACATGGCAATCGATTTATAAGTTACAAAGTAACTGGTTTAAAGATTACGGCATGGTTATTGGAGATGAAGCTCATAATTTTAAAGCTAAGTCGTTAACTGCTATTTTAGAAAAGTGTGTAAACGCCCAGTACCGATTAGGAACCACAGGAACGTTAGACGGTACAGCAACACATCAGCTAGTACTAGAAGGGTTATTTGGTCCGGTTCATAAAGTAACCACGACTAAAAAACTAATGGAAGAAAAGTCATTGTCGCAATTGGATATCTTTGTATTGCTTTTAAAATATAGCGATGAACATTGTCGATTAGCGTCAAAAATGAAATACCAGGAAGAGATTGATTTTATTGTAAGATATGGGCCTAGAAATAACTTCATATCTAACTTGGCTATGGATCAATCCGGTAATACGTTAATACTATTTCAATTTGTGGAAAAGCACGGCAAACCGTTGCACAATATGCTACAAGAGAAATTTAATGAACTGCCAAGAAACACTAGGAGGTTATTCTATGTCTCAGGTGAAACCGACGTGGATACGAGGGAAGAGATACGAGCTATTACAGAGAAGCAGGACGACGCGATTATTGTCGCTAGTATGGGCACTTTTTCTACAGGTATTAATATTAAGCGTTTACATAATATCATATTTGCTTCACCAAGTAAATCTCAGATTAGGGTTTTGCAAAGCATCGGCCGAGGATTGAGGAAGTCTGAAGATGGTATAGATACTAAGGTATATGATATTGCTGACGACTTGCATTGGAAAACAAAAAAGAATTACACACTTGAACATGCCGCGGAGAGAATCAGAATTTATAGTAGAGAGAAATTTGACTATAAAGTTCATGATATAAATATATAAATGGCATATAGTAAAAAAGTAGTAGATAAGTTTGAGAATACTTTAAATAATCCTCAAGCATTTAAAGTTGGAAGATTTGATCCAAAGGAATTAAACGTAGGTACTGGAATGGTTGGAGCTCCAGCATGTGGCGACGTAATGAAGCTTCAAATAAAATGTGAGCAAAAAGGTAATACTCATATTATTAAAGATGTAAAATTTAAAACTTATGGCTGCGGTTCTGCAATTGCATCATCGAGTGAGTTAGTTGAAATGCTTATGGGTAAAACCCTAGAAGAAGCTAAAGAAATTAAAAACAAGCACATAGTAGATGCTCTAGAATTGCCCCCAATAAAAATACATTGCTCTGTTCTAGCAGAAGACTCTATTAAACAGGCAATTAGAGATTTTGAATCAAAACAATAGAAACTTTAAACCGGCTGAGGTTATAAATATATAAATGGAATCAATTAAAAACGTAGACATTAGACATATAAAGCTTACTAACGGTGAGAATATCATTTGTTATGTTCAGAGCTGTACCGAGAAAGCTTTTATTGTAGAACGGCCTGCGGCCGTGCAGGTTTCACCTGTAGGACTATGGACTTTTACAGACTGGTTTCCTTTCTCAGACAAGAAAGTTTATAAGATTATGAAACACTTTGTTATAAATCATACCGAAGTGGTAAACGAAACGAAGGAGTCTTACATTAAATACTCTTTACAAGGAGAGGCTAGAAAAGACACCATATACGACACCGACTATAATGATTTAGTTGGTGATGAACTAGATACTTCAATGGATATTGATTCATATGATCTTGATGCGAAAAGTAAGACTATTCACTAGATTACCTACTTTAGTATACCTCCACCTCACCGGTTGACTCTTATATTATATCACACTTTTGATCATTTGTACACCTTTTTATGCAAATAAACTAAAATAAATTAATTAAAATAGTTGTTTACTTTTGAGGTAAACTGTGTTATAATATACTATTATCGGGAGAAATACAATACATGACTAATAAAATCAAACCTAAGGCTAAACCGCACTATGTGAATAACAGAGACTTCTCTAATTCTGTAGTCGATTACGTCAAAAGCGTTCACGAAGCAAAAGAGGCAGAAACTGCTGTTCCTAAAGTAACAGATTATATTGCTACTTGTTTCATGAAAATATCAGAAGGACTGTCCCACAGACCGAACTTTGTTCGGTACACCTATCGTGAAGAGATGGTGATGGATGGTGTTGAAAACTGTTTAAGAGCAATCAATAACTATAAGATTGAGACTGCTACAAGAACGGGTAATCCTAATGCATTTTCATACTTTACTCAAATATGTTATTTTGCTTTTATCAGAAGAATAACAAAAGAGAAAAAGCAACAAGACATTAAATTTAAATTCATTGAAAAAATGGGTATTGAAGATTTTGCTCAAATGGGAATGGATGATGCAGGTGCACAACAAACAATGCAATATGTTGATACACTTAGACAACGTATCGATCAGATCAGAACTAAGGATGATAAAATCAAAGAGTTTGCTAAGATCGAAAAAGAGAAAGAAAAACTAGAACTATTTATGGTATAATATGAAAGTAGCAATATTGAATGATACACATTGTGGTGTAAGGAACTCGTCAGATATATTTTTAAACTATCAAGCTAGGTTTTACGAAGAAGTATTTTTTCCGTATCTTAAAGAAAATAGTATAAATAGTATTTTACATCTAGGGGATTACTATGAGCATCGAAAGTTCGTCAACTTTAAGGCTCTCCACGCGAACCGCAAGCATTTTCTTGAGCCTATGCGTGATATGGGCATCACAATGGACATTATTCCTGGGAACCACGACGTATATTTCAAGAACACAAACGAGTTATGTTCACTTAAGGAACTTCTTGGTTACTTCACATCCAACGTTAATATTATAATGAAGCCCACAGTCTTAGACTATGACGGTCTAAGTGTCGCAGTTATACCATGGATTAATAATAGTAACTACCAAGAATATGTAGATTTTGCATTAAATTGTAAAGCCCCGATACTAGGTGCTCATTTAGAACTAGCAGGTTTTGAGATGATGGCCGGAATTACAAATCCACATGGTATGAACGCTGACATTTTCTCTAGGTTTGAACGGGTATTATCCGGACATTTTCATACTAGATCTAGTCAAGAGAATGTTGATTACTTAGGATCTCAATTTGAGTTTACTTGGGCAGATGTTGATGATCCGAAATACTTCCACGTGCTAGACACAGAAACAAGAGAAGTCACACCTATTCGCAATCCTATTACAATATTCAAAAAAATCATATACGATGATACTAAAACAGATTATAGTAACTTCGACTTTAGCGAGTGCGAACAGAAATTTATAAAGCTGATTGTGTTAAATAAAAACGATTTGTACATGTTTGATAAATTTGTCGATAAACTACAAAGCATAGACACATACGAACTTAAAATCGCCGAAAGCTTTGAAGAGTATTTAGGCGAAAGCGTTGAAGATAGCAAAGTATCTCTTGAAGATACTACTGAGCTATTAGACTCTTATGTTGAAGCAGTCGACACTGACTTAGACAAAGATCATTTAAAAATTGAACTGAGAAAGCTTTACACTGAAGCTCAAAACTTAGAGGTAGTATGATAAATTTTAAATCGGTTTCATGGAAGAATTTTCTTTCAACCGGAAATGATACCATAAAGGTACAATTGGATAAGACTTCATCAACACTTATAGTTGGTTCGAATGGAGCAGGAAAATCCACAATGCTGGATGCACTTTCATTTAGTTTATTTGGTAAGCCTCACAGGGATATCAAGAAAGATCAATTAATCAATAGTATTAACAAGAAAGGTACTGTGGTTGAAGTTGAGTTTAACATCGGAAATTCAGAATTTAGAATTCTACGTGCTATTAAGCCTAACAAGTTTGAGATTTGGCAAAACGGTAATATGATTAATCAAGCAAGTAATGCTAGAGATTACCAGAAATTCTTAGAGCAAAACATCCTAAAGCTTAATCATAAATCATTCCATCAGGTTGTGGTACTAGGTAGTAGCTCGTTTATTCCCTTTATGCAATTACCTGCATGGTCACGTAGGTCTGTTATAGAAGACTTATTAGACATTAACATTTTCAGTAAGATGAATACCTTGTTAAAAGAGCGTAATTCTAAGATTAAAGAAGAACTAAGCGAAATAAATCATTCATTAGATTTATATAAAGCTAAGATGGATACTCAGTCGAAATATGTCAGAGACTTACAAGCCATTAATAAGGATATGATATCGTCTAAAGAAGCGTCTATTAAGTCATATGAAGATGACGTTAAAGCTTTAGTTAGCGAATCTCACGCATTAGGAAAAAACATTACCGCATTAACAGACATAGAAAGTACTAGACATGACGAGCTTTCTGAAAAAACCTCTGATATAAAATCTAGAGATATGGTGTATAAATCAAAAATCAAAGACCTAGTTAATGAAGCTAAGTTTTTTGAAGATAATGAGCATTGTCCTACATGCGATCAGGATATAGACATTTCTATTAAAGAAACTAAGTTGACTAAAATTAAAAAGGCTGCAGCAGATATTCAAAAAGGCATGAAAGATATTGCACTAGAGTGCGATACTAATGCAATATTGCTAAAGGAATGTCAGACAAGTATGAAAGGCCTATTAGATAGACAACGAAGTATCAACTCTAATAATGATAAAATTAATCTAATACAGCAAGAGATAGAAAAGATACAGAAAGAGATCAGCACTTTATTGCAATCTTCTGGAGATATAAAAACGGCTAAAGTCGAATTAAACGATCTGAGAGATAACAAAGATATTGTCACTGAAAAGAAATTAGAATATGTAGAAGAAAGAACTTATAATGAAGTCATTGGAGAGATGCTTAAAGATACTGGTATTAAAACGAAAGTTATTAAACAGTATCTACCAGTCATGAATAGACTTATTAATCAATATTTACAAGTTTTAGATTTCTTTGTCGCATTCCATTTAGATGAAAGCTTTAACGAGACTATTAGATCTAGACATCGTGACGCATTTAATTACGCGTCATTTAGTGAAGGCGAAAAACAAAGAATTGATTTGTCTTTACTATTTACGTGGAGACAGATTGCTAAAATGAAGAATTCAGCTTCTACTAATTTACTTGTACTAGACGAAACCTTTGATTCTTCATTGGATCATGACGGTATCGACAATTTAACTAAGATTCTAAACACACTTGAAGACGGAACTAACGTGTTTATTATATCACATAAGGGCGATATCCTAGAAAATAAGTTTAGATCTAAGATAGAATTCATCAAAGAACGCAACTTTTCGAAGATCAAATAGTTATAAAAAGCTAAATACATATAATAAATAGATATAAAAATAGTACACTTATTTTCAAAAAAAGGTGTACAAAGCCTTAAAAGTGTGGTATAATGGTACCATATTAAAGATAAGGAGTTAATATGTACAACAATTCAAGTCTACCCAAATTACTGGCAAAAGAAAATATTACTATAAGACATGGTAATTACAGGACCCCATGGTTCGATATTAAGAACCGTGTTCTAGGTCTACCTTTGTGGAAAGATATGGGTAAAGATATTTATGATCTATTTGTAGGTCACGAAGTTGGCCATGCACTTGCAACTCCGTACGAAGGCTGGCACGATAGCCCAGAAAAATTACAAGGTTGCCCTAGATCTTACATCAACGTTATCGAAGATGCAAGAATCGAAAGAGTGATCAAAAGCACTTATCCAGGACTTGTAGGTCCTTTCAGCAGAGCTTATTCAAAGCTTTTTGACGACAATTTCTTTGGAACAGACGATTTAGATATAACTGAACTAAGAATTATCGATAAGATTAATCTACAAGCTAAAGTCGGATCTCACGTAATCATTGAATTTAACGATGAAGAGCAAGTCTTTATGGATAGAGCAATGTTGACCGAAGATTTTCCAGAAGTACTACAACTTGTTAAAGACATCGTAGCTTATGATAAAGCTAACGAAGAGGAAGAAGAGGAAAAGCCAGACAATGCTCCTGACGAACAAGACACTCAGGACGAAGATCAAGAAGGAGATATACCGAGCTCAAACGATGATTCTGACGAATCAAGCGAACAAGACGGCGATGCTCCTTCACCTACTATCGATGATGAAGATGACGAAGACATTTCGTCATCATCAAATGGTCACGATGGAGAAGTTTCTCTTACAGACGATGCTTTTAGAAAGAACGAAGAATCTTTATTAGATATTGATGAAGATACAGGAATGCAAATTCTTACAGTCTCTGATATCAACAAAGAAGTTATGAAAAAAATCATAGTTGATTACAAAGATCTTAAACTCGAGAGAGATAGTAGAGTTCAGCATTTGCATGAAGAGCAAGTCGAAGAATTGTCTAACGCGAATCTCGCATATCCTGCATACATAAAAAATGTTAAAAGAAGTGTTGGAGTTGCGGTAAAAGAATTCGAAATGAGAAAAGCAGCAACACAGTGGGCAAAGGCTACAACAGCAAAAACTGGTGTAATCGATGTCAATAAGTTGTTTTCTTACAAGACTAACGAAGATATATTCAAACAAACAACTAGATTGCATGACGCACAAAGCCATGGAATGATTATGCTTATAGACTACTCAGGATCAATGTATGATTCATTGCCTAAAGTCTTAGAACAACTAATACATTTAGTTCTGTTCTGTAAACAAGTCAATATTCCCTTTGATGTCTACGCGTTTACTACTGGAAACAGGAAGCTGAATACCTATGACTTAAAAAACCAAGGGTTATTATTTGATGGAGATCTAGATCTAGATGATTTGTCTATGCCTTTACTGACTTCTTCAAAGCTTAAAAAAGCCGATTTTGAAGAGTCTCTGAGAGCTATTCATGCAAGAGCTACTATGTCAACCTGGGCCACTAGATCAATGATTGGTCAATCTGAAGAGTTTGGATCAACGCCTTTGCATCAAGCGCTTGTTGTTGCTACTCATTTAATTAAAGCATTCAAGACTAAGCATCAGATCGAAAAGATGAATCTTGTAGTGTTTTCTGATGGAGATTCGAATAATCTTCAAGCCTTC